CTATCTGCTATTTGATTTAATATTATATTTTTAAAATCTTTATCAGATAAATCTTTAGTATTAAAATTTGTAGGTAGTATAATGACTTTGTCATTCCATCTAATAGTACCACCACTAACTTTTTCTTCACCAGAATATCTTGCACCAACAGATTGCTGTATAATTTTAATTATTGCATCTTCGTTTTGTTGTACAACATTTGATGCTGATAAAGAACTATTATACCAACCTTGTTCGTATCCAACAGATGCTATTGCATAATTTATAGCATCTAGTTTTGACGATAGTGTTTTTGGGTTATCTGCCATACTATCGCCTAATTCTGTAAAAACTATAGATCTAAAATCTTTATTAGATGTAAAATTAGGAATCATTTGCTGATCATCAAGCATGTAACCTTTTGCTAAATGAACAGCAAAATTTTCATTACCTAATTGCATTTGTCCTCCTATTTCAGCTAATAAAGGTGCTTCATTAGAAAGTTGTCTAAACACATCAAGAGCATGATCATCGTATGTGTTTACAATTAAATCTGCTATAGCAATAATATCATTAGGACCATCTGCATTATTAAGTGTATCACTCAATACAGCTACTGTTTCTTTTGTTAAAAACTGTGGTGTAGATAAACCAAAGTGTTCAGCAACTTGTAGTCCTTGTTTTATGTTAGCATCAACTTGTTGAAAAAATTTATTTGCTTCTTCTTCGTTAGATAAGTCTGCACCAAAATCTACTCTTACAATATCGTCAATGACACCATATTTACTTGCAATAGATATAGCATCATCATCTATATTATTTGTAATATCATTATTTATAGATTTAAAAATTTTTAATCTTAATGCATCAAATTTAGATAGTGGCTCTCCCTCATCATATCTATTGTTATAACTTTCTTCTAATTCTTGTATTGCAATTTTTCCTTGTGTTTGATTTAATGTTTTGAAATCATCAACAATATCTACTAAACTTATAAGAGCTTCTAGGTTTGCAACTAATTCTGGATCGTATACATCGTCTGTGCCAGGTATTTTTAAATTTTTAGCTTGTTCTAAAGCAGCGTTAAGTTCTGGTAAATTAGCCCTTGTAATGTCTGTCAATAAAGTTTTTTGTTCTTTAAAATAAGAATCTAAATTACTAGCTGTTGCTTTTATTGTAGCTAAATCTGCGTTTTGTAAAACTTTAATTTTATTATTTGCTATTTTTTCAAAATTTACAATTTGATCTGTTGTTAATAAATTTTTTATACTATCTGGATCTTCATCTAATAAATTTATAAATGCTTGTGGATCATCATTAACCATTTTTTCATATAATGATAATCCGTACAAATTTCTAACTCTAGTTGATTCGTTTTCATAGCTTAAAAATAATTGACTATCTAAACCTTGTTTTACAATTCCGTCTGCTGAAAACAAAGAATCTAATGCTATTTTTTTTTCGTGTTCATTTCCATATACAGCTTTAAATATTGTATTATCAATTTCTGTATTGTAATCAGCAATACCTACGTCAATAATATTTTTTCTAATATTACCTTGTATTTTGTATTTATCATTTTCTAAAATTTTTAAAAACTCGTTATCAAATAATATTTGTGTTGCATTGTCAGAAAATGTGTAAGAATTTTTTTTGTTGTTAAGTAGTTCTATAAATGAATCAACATCTTCTAAATTTGATGATGTCATCATTGAAGCCATAGTATCAGCACTAAATTGTTGTAAATCACTTGTTGCAGTTAATACTTCGTTTTTTTGTTTTATTCGTAATGCAGCAATGTCAAATTTATTTTTTAAATCTTCTTCTATTTCAAAAACTGTTGTTTTATAATTTTCTTCTGCTTTGAATGTTTGTAAATCTAAAGCTGCATCTTGTTTATATTTTGCAATTTCAAATGATGCTGCTTGTTTTGCTTTGTTTGCTTCATATTGATTTTTTGCTTTTTGATCTGCAACAGCAGATTTTAATAAAGTTTTACCTAAATTTTCTACTGATTTACCAACAAGAGTAGATGTTTTTGCTATGTTTGGTGCTTGTATTACAGATTTAGATATTTTTGTTGATATACTTTTATTTTCAAATGTTGGAATTTTAACCATTATTAATTACCTGGATATTTGTTTGCATATGCTAAATTATTGTCATTTTGCATAGTTATTATTTGTTTGTTCATATTATTAATTTTATCAATAATATTTTTTTGTCCACTATTGTAACTATCTATTAATACTTTTTGATTTTTGATTTGGTTTTTAATAAGCTGATCTTGTTGTGCTGCTTGTGTTTTTAAAATATTATTTGTTGCATATGCACCTACCATTGTACCAGCAGCATTTATAAATGACGCTGCTCTTTGTTGTCTTGCCTGGTACATAGCCATTTCACCACGCAATCTTTCATTAAATGCTTGTTGCAAATAATCATAACTTGTTACATTTGCATCATACTCTATGTTAAGTTTTTGTAATTCAAATTCAGATAAATTTTCTTCCATTAAAGATATAGGAGTACCCTCTGTTAATCTAACACCAGCTGCAACCAAGGCAACATCAGTAGCTGCTTCTGCTTTTTCAAATTGTTTTGTTGCAATTTTTAAATTGTTTTCACCAATATCTAAAGCTGTTTGTGATTTGTCCTCTAAAAGTTGTGCATTTTTTTCTGCAACATTTTGCGTAAATCTACCAGCGGCCATTGCTGATTGACCAGCAAGTAAACTTCCACCAGCACTTATACCAGCTGCAATTAAAGTTGGAGCCATTATTTTACCCTCGCATATCTAATATAATCTTCATTGTTTTGATATTTAACCATCAAACCCTCTTCTTCCATACCAAGCCATTTAGCAAACTTATGACCTAAATCGAAATCTTTTTTTACTGCTGTTTGTAATCTTACCACTTTGTAATTTTTTAATAATACTTCCATGCCTTTTTTTATTGTCCTTGCAGCACTTATTTTGTTATTCCAAACATGGCTTGATGCCATTACCCATCCCTCATAAACATTATCCCAG